GGACCACAAACAGATTTCTTAGCTGCACCAGAGCAAGATGTGTTATATGGTGGAGCTGCAGGTGGTGGTAAGTCATATGCAATGCTAGTTGACCCACTACGGTTTATGCACAGACCAGGACATAGAGCTTTATTACTTAGAAGGTCTATGCCAGAACTACGAGAGCTTATAGATAAATCAAGAGAACTTTATCCAAAAGCTTTTACTGGGGCAAAGTTTAGAGAGGTTGAAAAGATTTGGAGATTTCCAAGCGGAGCTATGCTTGAGTTTGGATACCTAGACAGAGATGCTGATGTATATAGGTATCAAGGACAAGCTTATAGCTGGATTGGAATAGACGAGTTAACTCAGTATCCGACTGAGTTTCCACTTCAGTATTTGCAATCACGATTGAGAACAACTGACCCAGAGATTAAAACTTATATTCGGTGTACTGCAAACCCTGGAGGAGTCGGCGGAAATTGGGTAAAGAAAAGATACCTTGACCCTTCGCCACCTAATGAAGCTTTTGAAGGTTCAGATGGATTAACTCGTAAGTTTATACCTGCAAGACTAGATGATAACCCATATCTTGCGGAAGATGGTAGATACGAACAGATGTTAGCATCACTACCACCAGTACAAAGAAAACAGTTAATGGAAGGTAACTGGGATGTTTCGGAAGGTGCAGCCTTTGCAGAGTTTGATATAGATAAACATATCATACCTCCATTTCAAATACCTTATCACTGGATGAGGTACAAAGGTATTGACTACGGTTATGCAGCAGAGTCAGCTTGTATATGGGCTACCATTGACCCAGAAGATGATACTATTATTGTTTATAGAGAGTTATATCAAAAAGGTTTAACAGGAGAAGACCTTGCAGAAGTTATAACTGAGATGGAACAAGACGAACGCAAAAGTATACAAGGTGTTCTTGATACTGCAGCGTGGAACAGAACAGGAACAACAGGTCCTACAGTTGGTGAAACTTTAGTAAGAGCTGGTCATAAACTTAGACCAGCAGATAAAAATAGAATACAAGGTAAAATACAAATACACGAAAAGTTAAAACCAAATAATAGCACAGGTAGACCAAGATTACAAATTATGTCTAACTGTGTAAATTTAATTAGAGAGTTACAAAGTATTCCTTGTGACCCTAATAGACCTGAAGATGTTGATACAAAAGCATCTGACCATGCATATGATGCATTAAGATATCTAATAATGTCTAGACCAAGAATGCCTAGTACATATAGAGAGATGGGCGAAATAAAACGATTCACACCTAGTGACCCAACATTTGGATATTAATAATTATGAAAGATAGAATACTAAAAAGTTTAATAGCACACGCTGAAGGACATATTAAAAAGCACTGTGCTAATGTAGATATATACTTAGAAAAAGCTGTAGGTATAGGAGAACATTCAGATGTTCTTGAAGCTATAGAAAAAGAATTAGAAGTTGTAGCTAAATATGATGACCAACTAAATGTTTTAAGAAAGTACTTTATATAGTGCCAATCTATACATTTAGAAATAAAAAAACAAAAGAAGTTTACGATATGGTTATGTCGTATGAAGATTTGTTAAAATATAGAAAGAAACGAAACATAGAACAAGTGTTCCAACCTTACAAGGTATTTCGTTTAAATGACATGGGCGGCCCAGAAGATAGTTTTAGGGAGTGGTGCTTACAAGACTCAAAGGATATAGATACGAGTAAATCATTTAATTTTAGAAATAGTAAAGAGGAGTACTTATTTGGTAATGAAGAAGATAAATAATAAAAATTGTTTAGAGGGTAAAACTGTTCAGATAGGTTATTCAGATATAAACCTTAAAGTTCAAGCTCCTGAATTTAAAAAAGCTAATATGACAGACTGTTATGGTCAGTATACTCAAAGAGAAAACATAATTGAGATACAGCCTGGTCTTTCTGACATAGATGAAGCTAATACTTTACTGCATGAGATAATCCACGCTTGTGTTTATATCTCATCACTTAACACAGATGGGCAACCACTATCTACTGATAACGATGAAGAAGTTGTGGTAAATAGCCTATCTAATCATTTAATTCAAGTATTAAGAGATAATAAATGGTTATTACCATATTTATCGAAAAAATTACTTGACAAAACTAAATAATGACTGTATAATAGAATACAGGGATATATACAATATTAAGGGGAACTATGGTAGATTATACACAAGATAGTACACAAGACGAACCAATGTCAGCAGAAGAGATGGAAAAAGAGCAGGAAAAGTCTAAACTTTCCTCTTATATCTATAGAAAATTTTATGACTGCGAGACTGCTCGTAGGAGTGATGAAGACAGATGGTTAGAAGCTTATCACAATTATCGTGGACGATATTATAAAAATGTTAAATTTAGAGACCATGAAAAGTCTAGGGTCTTTGTAAAAGTAACAAAAACCAAAGTATTAGCAGCTTACGGACAAATTACGGATGTTCTGTTTTCTGCAAACAAGTTTCCCATCTCCGTAGAAGAAACTAAAATACCAGAAGGTGTAGCAACTTTTGCACATCTCAATCCCCTAAAAGAGCAGCTAGGTGACGGTCTTCAGCAACCCGACCCAACTATCGAAGGAAATATGGGAATGGGTACAGAGACTCCTGCCCCAACACCAATGGCTACTCCAATTGGTTTTGAAGGGGATGGGAAAGCCCTAGAGCCTGGTACTACGTTTGAATCTTTAAATGAAGAGTTTTTAGCATCTCTTACAAAAGAATACGAAGGTGCAGATTTACAAGAAGGTCCTGCACCTATGCCTGAGATGGCTCAGATAAAACCAGCTCAAATAGCAGCTCGTAGAATGGAAAGACTTATTCACGATGAAATAGAAGAATCAAATGGCTCTAGTGAATTAAGAAATGCGATATTTGAATCAGTATTATTAGGAACTGGAATTGTAAAAGGTCCATTTACCTTTCATAAAACACTACATGTATACGATAAAAATGAAGAAGGTTTTAGACAATACAATCCAAAACAAGTAAAAGTACCAAAGTTAGAACATGTAAGTCTTTGGGATTTTTATCCAGACCCTAATGCAACAAGTATTGAAGAATGTGAGTTCACAATTCAGCGACATAAATTTAATAGAAATCAATTAAGGAATTTGCTGAACAGACCATTCTTTGATAAAGAAGCAGTAATTGCTACTTTAGAAGATGGCCCTAACTATCAAGATAGAAGTTTTGAATCTAATTTAGATTTAGGTGATGAAACTTATGAATCAAATGAAAGTAATTCTAGATTTGAAGTTCTTGAATATTGGGGTATCGTAGATAAAACAACTCTAGAAGAATCTGGATTAAAAGTTCCAGAAGAGTTTACAGAAGAAAATGAATTACAAATTAATGCTTGGGTAACAGAAGGTAGAGTATTAAGAATGGTTCTTAATCCATTTCAACCTTATAGATTACCTTATCATTCGTTTCCATACGAAAGAAACCCTTACAGCTTTTTTGGAATAGGTGTTCCAGAAAATATGTCAGATGCTCAAGCTATTATGAATGGACATGCAAGGATGGCAATAGACAACCTTGCTTTATCAGGTTCACTTGTTTTTGACATAGATGAATCAGCACTTGTAGCTGGTCAGTCAATGGATGTGTATCCTGGAAAAATATTTAGAAGACAAGCAGGTATGCCTGGACAAGCTGTACATGGACTTAAGTTTCCAAATACAGCAACTGAAAACATGATGATGTTTGATAAGTTTAGACAACTTGCTGATGAATCAACAGGTATTCCGTCGTACTCTCACGGACAAACTGGTGTGCAAAGTATGACAAGAACTGCATCTGGTATGTCTATGTTATTAAGTGCAGCGAACTTGAACGTAAAAACTGTTATTAAAAACATTGATGACTATTTACTAAGACCACTTGGTGAAAGTTTTTTTCAATGGAATATGCAATTTTACGAAGGCGACTTAAACATTGAAGGTGATTTAGAGATTAGAGCTACAGGCACAGCTAGTCTGATGCAAAAAGAAGTTAGGTCTCAAAGGCTAACAATGTTCTTACAAACTGTTCAGAATCCAGCGATTGCACCATTCGTTAAGATTTCTGAAATAATAAAAGAACTTGCGTATAGCTTAGACCTAGACCCTGATGAAGTCATTAATGACCCAGCAGCTGCTGAGATATATGCTAAAATTATAGGATTACAAAATGCTCAGCAACAAGGACAAGAACAACCTACAGGTCCTGGTGTCGAGTCCGCAATGGGTGGTGCTCAAGGAGTACCTCCAGAAGTTGCAGGAACTGACAGTCAAGGAACTGGCAATGGCACAATCGGAACAGGCAATGTTTCGCAGCCAGGGGAAATGGAATTTACTGGAACAACTGATACACCTCCAGGACAACCTCAAGAATAATTAATAAATAGTAAAGGGCAATAAAATGACTACTATAAAAGATGATAGATATATTAAAGTTACTAAAGTTTATGGTAAAGATAATAAATTAAAAAGTTACAAACCATCAGCACCAGTTGAAGTAAATGTACTAACAATTCCAATGCCAAAACTGGACTATGAATTTAACAAAGGAGGAGCTGTAATGAAAAAGAAAAAAACTAAAATGATGGCCAAAGGTGGTATGGCTAAAAAGAAAACCAAAATGATGGCTAAAGGTGGAATGGCTAAAAAAACCAAAATGATGGCTAAAGGCGGTAAAGTTAAAAAAACCAAAATGATGGCCAAAGGTGGAAAAGTCAAAGGCACAAA